GATCAAGTAGAAAAATTAAAAGATTTAGAAGATAGCATTGTTGCTAAAGAGGAAGAGTTAAAACAACTAAAGCAACAAGCAGATGTTATTTCTGGAGAAGTAATTCCTACTATGATGCAGGAATTAAATATCTCTACATTAAAATTAGCAGACGGTTCGGCTGTAGAAGTCAAACCAGTCTACGGTGCTTCTATTTCAGCAGAGAGAAAAGAAGAAGCATTTGAATGGCTTCGTAGTAACGGCTTGGGTGATCTTATTAAAAATGAGGTTACTGTTTCTTTTGGCCGAAACGAAGATAACAAGGCAATAGCGTATGCTACCCTTGCACAAGGTCAAGGATTTCAACCATTCCAGAAATTAAAGGTTGAACCCATGACACTTAAAGCACTAGTCCGTGAGCGTCTCGAATCTGGTAAAGAGATGCCCACGGAACTATTTAACGTGTTCGCAGGAAACCGAACCAAAATAACAAGGAAACAATAAACATGAAACAGGAAACAGGAACGATAGAAAAAGAAAATAAGACTGAGGTAGCTGTTAAAGCTGCAGCAGGTGCATTGTCTATAATGTCTTTTGAAGATGATGCAAATCAAGGATTAGGTAATTTAGGTCATGAAGACTTAGCATTACCATTCTTGAAAGTATTGGGACAGTTATCTCCAGAAGTAAATAAGAGAGATGGAAAATATGTTCAAGGTGCAGAAGCCGGAATGATTTTCAATACTGTAACTAAAGAACTCTATGATGGTGAAAAAGGAATTGATGTAATTCCATGTCACTATAAATTGGAGTACGTTGAATGGCAGGAGAGAGGTGAGGGTGCAGGTGCTCCAGTAGCAATACATCCAGCTGCTAGTGATATTATGTCACAAACAAAAAGAGATGCTAGTTGGAAAGATAGATTACCTAATGGTAATTATATTGAAAAAACAGCTAGTCATTTTTTAATTGTTAATGGCAAATCTCCTTCTAATGCTTTGTTAACTATGAAATCTACACAGTTAAAGATAAGCAGAAAATGGAACAGTATGATGGCTGGAATAAAGCTCAAAGGTAAAAATGGTTTATTTACCCCTGCTTCTTTTAGTCATATATATAAATTAAAAACTGTTCAACTATCCAATGACAAAGGTACATGGTTTGGTTGGGAAGTTAATTTAGTAGGACCTGTTCAAGATGCAGCTTTGTATCAACAAGCTAAATCTTTTTCTGAAAGTGTTTCTAAAGGAGACATTCAGACAAAGCACGGTGAGCCCACAAATAATTTAAATGGTAAGGATTCAGAAGCACACTTCTAAATCTTTTAAACAACTATGGGCGGTGTATGCCGCCCATATAAATTATATTGTGAGAAAATATGGAAAGAAAATTTATAGAATTTTTTACAGGGTTAGATAGAAACTTTGGTAGATGTGATTTAACCAATGCAAAAGTAAATCCAGACACAGGAAAATTAGAAATACCTGATAAGGATTATGGTTGGAGTGGCAGACCAGTTGAAGATGAGGATTATAAAAAACATTTAGAGGGAAGTGTATCTATCGGTATTCAACCATGTAATGATAATGGTGAAGTTATATTTGGAGCAATAGACGTAGATGTTTATAAAAACTTTGATACTCCAAAACTATTAAAAACAATTCAAGATTTAGACATACCTGTCATACCGGTTAAATCTAAAAGCGGAGGGTTTCATTTATACATTCACTTTGCACATTATGTAAGTGCTTCATTTGCAAGGCAGTTTTTAAAAAATTTATTGTACACACTTAAGTTAGATCCAAAGACAGAGATATATCCAAAACAAACTAACGTAGAAGGTAGGTCTGGTAATTTTATAAACATTCCTTATTTTGGAAAAAAAGAAAGAGTAGCTATTAATCCTCAGACAGGAGAAGAGTTTACCTTTGAGCAATACATACATGTAATAGAAGCAAATAGAAAAACAGAAAAAGAATTAAAAGATTTTGTAAATAATTTAACTAATTCTGAATTATCGGGTGGTCCTGAAGAGTTTAAAGATGGTCCTCCTTGTTTACAACAATTATCAAAAAATAAATTAGAAGATGGTAGAGATAGGTTTCTTTATAACTATATGGTATTTGCTAAAAAGAAATATCCAGATGATTGGGAAAATAAAGTTAGACATGCTTCAAGAGAATATTTTAAGAATGATGGTAAGTGGGATGATAAGAAAGTAGAACAAAAAATTAAAAGTTGGAATCAAACAGAATCAGGGTACACTTGTCAAGATGGGGTTATAACTTCACAGTGTATGGAAGATGTTTGCTATAAAAGAAAATATGGTAAAGCAACAGATAATGTTGTGGAATGGCCTACATTTTCTAGTTTAACTAAAATTAACTTTGATGAACCAGAGTTTGAATTAACTGTTCTTCACAGAGATAAAAGTGGTGATGAAAAATCAGAACAAATGTACTTTAAAAAAGGAGATGCATTTTTAGTCCAAACAGATTTTAGAAAACAAGTTGCTACTCAATTAGGTATTTTCTTACCTAAGATTAAAGATAAAGACTATTCTTTAATCATGACTGTACTATTTGATAATATTGAAAGTCAGAAACCACCTGCAGGAACAACTAATAAAGAAAAACTATTTAGATATATAAAAGAATACATACATCAAGTACCAGCAACAAGTCATGCATCGTTTGCTAGTGGTGCTACTTTTTTAAAAGATGATAAAGCATATTTTGTTTATGAAAAGTTTCATGATTTTTTAAGAAGAAAAGATTGGAGAATAGATGACAGTAAAACTGGTTCATGGATGAAGAAATGGTTTAAAGCTGAATTTGGTAAAAGACCAAGATATCCAAAAACAGAAACACAGAAACAGTCTAATCCACAAGTTGAATGTGTCGCAGTTCCCATTGAGTTATTTAAAAAAGAAGAGGCTCCGGATGAATTAATAACCATGTTAGACAAGGAAGACATACTATAATGATTTATAAAGTATTTGGACCCCCTGGAACAGGTAAGACTACACATTTAATTGAAAAAGCAAAAGGGTATATTGAACAAGGAGCTTCTTTAAAAGAGATTGGTTATTTTGCCTTTACTAAAAAAGCAGCAACGGAGGCTAAGAAAAGAATGCCCTTTGAAAATAAAAAATTAACATACTTTCAAACACTACATTCATTAGCTTTTCACACATTAGGTCTTAAGGAAGAAAATGTTATGCAACCATACCATTATGAAGATTTAGGTAAGATATTAAATATAAGAGTGCATTTTGAAGATAAGAATAATGATCAAGAATCTTTTTATTTAACTTGTGATAATTTATATTATCAACTTATAGGAAGAGCGAAGAACAAGGATATATCTGTCAGAGCAGAATATTGCACTAATGAATACCCAAGAGAAGAAATAGATTGGGATATTTTAAATCACATAAATATTAATTTAGAGCAATATAAAAAGAGAAATAGTTTAATAGATTTTAATGATATGATCTACATGTTTATTCAGCAAGAAGAAAAATGTCCTAAATTCAAGGCTATTTTTATAGATGAAGCTCAAGATTTATCACCAATTCAATGGAAAATGTTTGATATCTTGAAGAATAAAGCAGATGATATTTATTTAGCAGGCGATGATGACCAGGCTATTTATGCATGGGCAGGTGCAGATGTAGATAGATTTATAGATGAACCAGCGGATGATGAACGGGTATTAGAGCAATCTAGAAGAATACCCAAAGCAGTTCAAGAGCTATCAGAGATTGTTTTAAATAGAATAGAAGGTAAGAGAAAAAATAAAAAATACTTGCCTAGAGATGAAGAGGGATCTGTAGAAAAAATATTTAATTTAGATCAAATAGATTTACATACAGGTAATTGGTTAATTTTATCCAGGACCGGAAGTAGGTTAATAGAGATAATGGATTTGTTAAGAGAAAAAGGAATATATTATCAAACTAAAAAGGGAAAAAGTTTTAAAGTTAATTTATATAAATGTGTTCTTAATTATGAAAAATCTAAAAACTGTCCTTTAACGGATGCAGAACTATCAGATATAAAAGAATATACAGGTAAGGATATAATTAATCATGACATACCGTGGTATGAAGCTTTTGAAAAAGCACCTCAAAATGAAATTCAATACATACGATTAATGTTATCAAACAAAGAAAAATTATCATTAGAACCAAGAGTAAGACTATCAACTATCCATGCTGCAAAAGGCGGAGAAGAAGATAATGTTATTCTTATACTAGATAATGCAAGGAAGATAAGAAGGGCAGTACAAGACAGTCCTAATAAAAGAGACGAAGAACATCGTGTGTGGTATGTGGCCATTACACGAGCAAAACAAAAGCTTTATTTACATAGAGCAAAAATAGAAAGGAATGGTTATCAACTATGACAACTAAAGTAGATATTGAAAGATTATTTCCAACTTTAAGACAAGAAGGTGGAGATCATTATTCTAAACATAAAATACAACCTTATACTTTTATAACATCCAATAACTTGAGTTTTTTTCAAGGAAATGTTATTAAATACGTGGTTCGTTATAAAGATAAGAATGGGATAGAAGATCTTAAAAAAATAATTCATTACTGTGAATTAGAAATACAACAGATGAGAGAGGAAGAAAAATAATGAAAGTACCTTTATTCGTAGCCCAGACAGAATGGATTGAACCAGAAGAGTATCCTGATTTAAGATCCTATGATGAAATTGCAGTTGACTTAGAGACAAGAGATCCTGATTTAAAATCTAAAGGATCTGGTTCCGTTATTGGTAATGGAGAAGTAGTAGGTATTGCTGTTGCTGTACCAGGAAGAAAGTTTTACTTTCCTATAGCTCACGGATCAGGGCCTAATATGGATCGCAAGAGAACCTTAGAATGGTTTAAGGATATTATGGCAAGTGATGCCATTAAAATATTTCATAATGCAATGTATGACGTATGTTGGATACGTAATTTAGGTATAAAAATCAATGGCTTAATCGTAGATAC